ACGAGCGTAACCAGCGATGTAACGAGCGGTATAAGTAACAGCAGTTAAATCGTAGTCGATTTGTGTTTTAGCATCACCTGGAGTAGATTGAACTGAGATAGAACCCTCAGTACCAGTTTCACGATACAAGGTATAAATACCAGTAGCAGAAGAAACGGCAGGGATTAAATCGCGGAAGTTCAATAAACGGTTAGGCACCATAGCAACACCTGGTTGGTAAGTTCTTTGTGCATCGCCAGTTAAGTTAGCAGATACAGTCATATTACCAACTGCTTTAAGAGTCATAGCAACTTTGTTACCCAAAGATACTTCTCTGATTGACTCAAAGTTTTTAGCGATCAATTCGCCAAAAGAGTTTAAGAATGATTTTTGTTCCATTTTGTTTTCGGTAGATTTTTGTAATTTAATTTCGATTTCATCTAAACGATTCTCAATCGCAGTAGACTTTTCAGTTAATTGCTCGGCCACCTCAGTTTTAAGGTTTTCGTTAATTAACGATTTTAATTGTTCAACTTTTTCCATTTTGATAACTTTCTATTAGTCCATTTAATAATAACTCATATTCATCCTCCTCTAAGTCTTCACCATCGGCAGGAGTTTCCATAGCAGGTTCTTCAGCAGGTGCTTCTTCGGCCATTGGCTCTTCAGCCATAGGTTCTTCAGCAGGTGCTTCTTCTGTTGCCATTTCATCTTCTATCGCAGCTACTTCCTCTTCGGTAGGTTCAACTTCTTCTTCAGCCATAGGCTCATCTTCCATCGGGTATTCACCATGCTCAGTATCTTCAATGTTGATAGTAACTGTAATACAGCTCTTATCCTCAGATGGCTCAGGGGTGTCTACTGATAGTTCTTTGAGAGCTTGTAGCTCTTTCTGAAGTTGTAAAAATTGGAGTTCTAATTTTGCAAAGGTTTCGTCGGTATACTTACCGCCTTTGATAGCTCTCATGATATTTTCCATCATAAAGCTAATGTTTTCGTAAGATTTCATGCCTGTAATTGGGGTCATTTCGTTAGCACCCCATCCTTGTAATGATGAACCTTCATATAACTTAACCTCAGAGATTTCGTTATAGTGGCCTTGTTTTTTCTGTTTGATAGTAACAAATCCAATAGAGTGTTCACTAATAAGACCATCTTCTACCATAAGTAGGAAATCACGACCTAAAGTATGACGACCAGCCTTACTTTCATAGTAAAGACCTTTGTTGTTTTCCTCTAATGTTAAGATTTTACCTACCGATTTAGTAGCATCGTGGTCTAATAAGTGGCGAACACGTTGGAAATTTTCATTAATAGTCTTGGCAAAAGCACCCTTGCGGATAACATCACCATCACTATCCATGTTGTCAAAAGAAGAGAAGTACCCTGTAACAATACCTTTTTTGGTATCTACATCGGTAATCCCTTGGCTTAAATTTTTGTATAGTAACATATCTATTTGTCTATTTGTTTCAATTTGTTAATAGCCCATTCAATTCCTTCAGTTCCGCCCCAAGCATCCCACATCAATCCACCACATCCTTCTTCGTATGGAACATCTTTATGTTGTTGGTGTCTTTTAAAGCTCGCCATTCTTGCAATAGTATCTCTTGAAATAGATTCTCTATTTGCTAATTGGTTCGCTCTTTGCTTTCCAACTGGAGTACCACATTCGCCCCATCCGTTTTTTTCAGCAAACGCTAAAGCTCTTTTAGCATTATCTGTAGCGGATTGTGGATAGTCATTGTATGATTCAGCCTTTTCGGATACTCTTTTAGCTAAGGCCTTTAAAAATCTTGCAACAAAGCTCATTGCAAATGCGTTTTCGTTACCTTTTAAGTTTTGCTCCTTAAATACACGAAGACCTGTTTTAAATACTTCTTCTAATTTAGCAACCGTTACTTTATTCTTTGGATACTTCTTGTTATGCGCAGAAGCCATAGACTCAAACTGAGCCATAGGTTTTTCATCCTGAATAGGATTGCTTGACTTTTCAGATTTAGCATATTCAGCTTCTACGGCAGCGATACCAGCGGCTTGTTCAACGGCATCTAAATTCATTTTGTCAATAGGGGTAACCTGAATACTAACGTAAATACTATCCATTAGTGGATCAGGGTTTCTACCATAGCCCATTTCTTCAAGTTTTTGATTAGGCGTAAGCCACCAAGCACGTTCAAGATACTGTATCTGTTCTTTCTTGTCTTCTTGCAGCTCAGGGAATACGCTTAAATCAAAATCAAGGAAATAATCTTTACCCTCAGACTTCTTATAAGGCTCTACAAGCCATTTATTCAAGTCGTAGCGAGCTGACGTAAGCTCAGGTAAAATAGCGTCGCTAATCAAGGCTTTGCGGGCCTCGTACATGTTATTGTATGTCTTATTATCAGGGTCATTCAGTAATGCCGAGTTTACCTTGTAAACATTACATATTTGACGAAGATTCATTTTTTGTGAGTCAATAATAGCCAAGTCAACTGGAGAAAGACCTAATTGTTGCCATCCAATCTTTGCAGAGGTTACAATTATCTTACCTGAGTTGTCAGGGCCACTATTTTCACTTTGCCACTTGCGTTGAAGCTCATAGGCTTGTTCTGGAGTAATTCCATCTTCGCTATTGTCATATAGGATACCCATAGCCCCTGTATTTTGAAATAACTTCATACTTGCAGTCTGCGCATCATTAGATTGTTGCATAACACGCAAAGCAGCACGAAGTGGGGATTGTCCGTAAAGGTGAGAACCTTCAGTAGAGTAATCTGGATTCCAATATTTAGAGTGCATTACCTTTTCAGCAGGTAAGTCTTGACTATCGTATTTAGTAGTTAAAGTGTAACCACTAACAGGGTCATAGCGACCATTACTTAAAATTCTAACTAAATGGGCAGGTAATATGTAAAGTTGCTTAAATTTACCAGCGTTAAGACCACTACTTGCACCAACACCGTACATGTACGAGTTACCAGTAATTAATTTAAACCCATAATAGTTATCCATAAACTCATAATAAGATTGAAGCTCATTAGGGTTTAATAGAGTTTGGATTATCGGATGACTGCTTTCAACTTCCTCAAGAGCTTTAGTTCTTAGGTGAAGTGCCTCGGCAACATCAGATGCTTTAGATATATTAGACGTAAACGCCTTATACTTTTGGAAAGACCTGTCATCTTTTACCTCATATAGAATAGGAGGGGCAGTTGCAGCCTTTCTTGTTATCAAATTTATTACAGAGTAGATGTCAGCATTATACTGATACCCCTTCTCTACATAAGTTTCGAATGTATCCTCACCCATTAATGGAGCTTTGCCTAATTGATTAAAAATCATTTGAGCGTAAGCAGGGTCAATACCTTTTCGCACCATTATAGGTTGCTGTGGCTGTTTAGCCTTTAAAAAATCGAATAATCCCATTTATATGACGTACCATTTACGTTCCTTACCGAATCTTGTAAAAAATGCACACCGAACCGCATCTAAGCAATGGTTAAAGTTGTCGATTGGAGTATTGGTACTTTCTCCGTTCTGCATTATCCATTGATAATTTTTTACCTCTGTGGCAATGTTTTTACTTCTTCGTGTATAGAACACTTTATATTCCTTCAATTTATTAATCCCAGCCAACACAGAACCTTTACCTTTTTTCTGTGGTTTGACGTTGAAATTCATTTTTAAGTCTGCAATAGACTTTGGTTCTGCCGAATCGGCAAATATTTCGCTATAAGGGTCAACCCCTAACTTTTTTAAACTATTAGCAATATCCTTATTTGTCATTTTAGTTGCGTAAAACAACTCATCTAAGTATATGCTCTCACCAACCTTTGCCATCCTTACACAAGCAGTAGGGTCATTAGTGAATCCAAAATCGAGTCCGTAAAAAACGTCATCTGTATTTGGGAACTCATCACACTCATTCCAATCTGGATAAACCAAACTTTCAGTAGCTGGTTTTGGATCTTGTTGGTATAGTGAGTTAAATATAATAGGACTTGACTCTTTAATCTTCAATAACCTTTCGGCTGACTGTCTTGATTCCCACAATGCCTCTCCTACCTTTCTCTTGTCGTATTTACGACCATCATCTTCACTTTCTCTTAAAGCAGGTAGAGTAATAATATTCCAATCATCATCTCGCTTCTCAGCCCTGCCAAGTGGGTCATCGTTATCCCAACGAGTTGCAATTAATAATTGCTTCCCATTGTTTTGAAGACGACTCTCTGCTACTGACGTAAACCAATCCCAAACGGTTTCTCTTACATTCAAAGACTTGGCCTCACTATAATCCTTAATCAAGTCATCACATATCAACACATCCACGCTGAATCCTGTGAGCGAACCCCCAGTACCAACTGATTTTAGATAACCACGCTTTCCTATAACCTCAAACATATCGTTATTACGAATAGCCTCACCACTTCTTGGTTTAGCGAGTTTAGTTTCAGGGAATATCTTACGATACTCAGGTGAATCTATAATCTTTTGAACTTCTCTGTTGAAGCGTGATGCTAAGTCAGCCGTATAGGATGCGATAACAATCTTTAGGTCAGGGTTCACTCCGAGCAGGTAGGCAGGATATAATTGGGTTGCCAGAGTGGACTTTCCATGTTGCGGAGGCATAGAAATCATCAATTTTTTATCATCGTCATCTCTATACAGCGACATTAGCGACTCCATTATATGGTTGTGAAACCAAGTAGCGTCAAAATCCTTTTTAATAAATCTTACAAAGAACGCAAAGTCATTACGAGCTAAATCAATAGCTGCTGACTCCAATAAGTTATTAT